CGCCTACCAAGTGCATGTCTGCGACAGAATGCAAGTCTGTCACGGAGTGCATGTCAGGCTCGTTCGTCACCGGGATCGTGGAGTCCAGTATCAGTCCGGTTATCTGCAGAGGACTGTTACCCTTCGTCACAGTCTTGATGCGAGCGTCGCCCGACCGGGAGGTAAGAATGTCGTGCTGTAGACCGACTAGGGAGCCGCGCCTGCAGACGATGGACTCGATGTCCGTGTCGAACGTGTAGAACGTGGATCGCAGGTTTGCCTGATCTAGATCGAACTGAGCGCGAGCCCGAACCTTGGCCAAGTCCACCAGCCCCTCGTAGGCGATGGACTCCAGAAGACCAGTCGTAGCTATCGACGGATCTCGCTGATAGACGAAGGTCTGTGCTCTGTCGTCGTCTGAGAGATTGTCCCGGTAGGTGACGACGAAGCCCTCCGGCGGCCTCACGAACGCGCGGTCGAAGTGCATGTTGCTAGTGTTGATGCGAGAGAACACCTGAACAGGCACGTCCTCGCTGCGGTCGTTGTCGACCGTCACCCCGTACTGATCCGACTGATACGGCTTGGCATACGCGCAGGCCGCCAGCGTGGCGAGAACGTCCTGCGTTCTCATGTCGTCTACTATGGTGTCGCACGTCCACTCGTTGTCTGTGCAGAGCGTGCGCCAAGCCAGTATTCCTGTGTCGTCGCGAAGATCCGAAGGAAGAGGATCCAGATTCTGAGCACCCGACAAGACGTCGACGTAGTGCGGCGCAGGATTAGAGGTAGTGGTCCACGTGTTCCATCCCGAGCCGTCCCAGTCCTTGACGTAGCCAGACGCCTCAGTCGAGATCCTCTGAATGTTTCTGTTGACAGCTCTCAGAGCCATCAGTGCGAAACCGGACTTCTTGACTGGATAGTCGTTCCAAACCGATATGACTCTGATGAACGACAGTCGGTCCGACACGTTGGTCTGGTTGGTGACCTGCGGAGACGACACGTTCTGATACCAGAAGAAGTCTACCTGCTGCGCAGCGTAGGTATAGTTGGTCTCGTTGAACGCGCTGTCCTGAAAGGACACTCCGCGCTTGACCTCGAACTCGTATATCCCCTTCGGGAAGGAGGCTTCACTGAGATAGATCTCGGCTCGGTTGTCGAACAGGTTTATGTTTATTATGCGAGAGGTATCTTCGTTGCCGTTGTTGAAGTAGTGGTGACCCCCTCCCCTGTCGAAGTACGAGTCTGCCGTCCAGCTGCGATCAGACGGCGTGGGGGGATCAACCGTCTGATCTATCGGATCGAAGAACGCGTAGACGAAGCCGTTGTTCGCTGGAACCGTCTCTAGAGGATCAGCCGCGTCCTGCCACTTGAACAGCACGGCGAAGCGTAGCTGCCTGATCGTGTCGTTCGCGTAGTGTATCTCCGGTAGATTTATCCACGTGCTTGAGCCGCGCAGACGCATTCGTATCCTCAGAGGAATGCGCCATCTAGAGTTGCCCGCGATCGCCAGACCACCGGGCAGCAAGAAGTGAAACCAGATCTCGTCCGGAGAGTTTCTCGCTGCGACTCCGTGCCAGACGGACAAGTCAGTCTCGGGCAAGCTCGGATGAGCCAAGCTGATGTTGTCCGACTTCAGCGTCGGCTGCGACATGGTGATCTGAGGAGCAGAAGTCTTTCCCTGCCTCGTCACCAACGTGACGGGCATGTCGCTCTCCCATCCCTCGCGAGTCTCGAACTCTACGTCCTCGGCATCCGTTATGGACACGCCGTCGACCCTGAGATCCTCCAGCTGATGAGGACCATTCAGCGCCATCAGCGCCTCTACGTACTCGTCGTCGTCTACGAGCTCCACCAGAGGCTCAGTGACGAACGGAGGATATATCTTTCTGGTGCCTATGACGCGAGGTATCGCGCCGCCCGGATTGATGAGGTTGGCCTGCGCCGACGCAGACTCTCTGTTGTCAGCTGAGCTCTCTCCCGCGCCGGAGGCGATGTCCTGCGTAGGTGGCGCGGTGAGAGCAGAGATCGCCAAAGCACCAGCGACGCTGACAGCACTGGCAAGCAGGGTCGCGCTCGTAGAGCCAGCCGCGAACAGACCAGCCTCTCCGAACCCGGTGAAGACGGCAGCAGCACCGCCCGTGATCGCAGTCGCCACGGCTATCAGCGCTATCGCGGCGACGAGCGCTATGATGGACTTACCCGAGTTGCTGCCTCCGAGATTTCCCAGAGGCCAGTGCAGCGTCACCGCTATCGGCAGCTCACCCGTAGACACCTTCGGCCGGACGCGACTCCACATCTCGCGAGGAACCTCCTCGCCGTTTATGCAGACCACGCCTCGAGACTCGAACATGTCCGGAAGCCGAGGAACGCTGCGCACGATCTCCGCTATCGTCTCGCCGCCGACTCGCAGATCGCGATACGGCGTGCTGCCGAACGCGAACGGCTCGCGATAGGCGACTGCCACCTTGTTCTTATCGAGCCGATTCGACACTCATCATCTCCGTGTGACGAAAGAACTTCAGATTGCGAAACAGAACAGTCTGATGACTCATGGGCACCAGAACAGCCGAGGTCGCGCGCTCTATGTGCAGAACTCTGTGATCCACCATGAGACCGACGTGAATGGGAGCGTGCTTCCTATACATGACGGCCATGTCGAACATCTGCGGCTTATCGACGGGGTGCCACGGCTCCTTCGCCGTCTCCTCGGCGACCTTGTAGGCTATGCGTATCAGCTCCGACGCCGGAATGTCTCCGTACGTCGGGAGCTCTATCTTGTGCTCGGTCTTGAACGCCAGTCGCACGAGACCCCAGCAGTCGACCCCCGGCCAGTCGCGTCCTCCGTCCACGAACGGAAGACCGACGTACTTCTCGAACCACGGTCTACTCATCTGAAGAGTCCCGGAAAAGTGGACTGCAGCGCTCGCTGACCCGGCCAGACTCTCTGCAGATAGTCCCAGCCGACTATCGTGGCAGAGATGGCCAGCACGTCCACCTGAATGTTGGTGAGGAACAGCTTGTCCGCCATGTAGACGACCGTAGGCACAGGAGACCCCACCTCTGTTCGCGGATCGTTGGTCAGCACGAAGTCCGTAGAGGACAGAAGCTCCATCTTTAGGCGAGGCGGCGACTGCAGAAGACGCACCGTGTCGCCGATGCGCGGGTCGACGTTCTGTATCGTCAGCTTCGCCGTGGGAGGCTGCTCGTCGTCCGACAGCAGCGTGATGTCGAACGGGAACCCGACGAAGGTGTGGCCCCCATAGACGAAGTCCTTCGTGTCCCACACCACGCGAATTGGATCTATCAGCGTGGGGTGTGATATCGTAAGAAAGCAGAGATCCACGTCGTCCGAGAAGTTGGCCTCGGCAGACTGACGAAACGACAGAGATATGTTGCGCGGCATGGCTACGGAAGTCTCAGCAGGTTGAAGCTGACACGGAAGGTGCCGGGGGTCATGCGGTCAATCTTGGGGACCTCCTCAGGCCTGAAGATCCACGTGTAGTTGACCTTCGTTATGGGATGCAGCCACTCGAACGGCAGCGTTCCGTCCGCCAGCGTGGTCTCGAAGAACGTGTTGAACGTGAGTCGCTGCGCGCTCGTCAGGCGAAACGCGACCGCGGTGAGTGTTGAGACTGCGGTGCTGCGACGACGCATCTTCGCCGTCCCCACGCTTCCCTGAAACGAGGCGACGTTGACCTGCCTCTCCTCGGAGAAGTTGTTGAGGAGAGGACACTGCGGAAGAGTAGAGGGCCAAGTGTTAGTCATCGCACCTTGGTCGGTCGAACGCCGAACCGTCCTCTGTTCACGTCGTCGAAGTCGCCTCTGGCCTGAGCCTTGCGAACTATGTCTACGATCATGCGCTCTCCGCCTGCTGGATCCTGCCGTCTCTGCGTGCGAGTCTCCGTGTCGGCGGACACGTAGTTGTTTATCTCCACCGTCTGACCGCCTCCTCTTCCCGCGGACATCGCGTTGGGTATGATGTTCCCTGAGGCGTTCGGCTTGAACAGCTCTGGTCCGTTCTCTCCGACAAGATACGCTCCGCCGGCGGACACGCTGCCACCGCTCGCTCTGGCTCCACTGAAGAAGGACGAGAAAATCGCGCCGAGACCTCCGGTTCCACCTGGAACCGAGGTCGCTGTTCCCAGCAGTCCGGCCAGCGGTCCCTGACCCAGAAGAAGAGCCTGCTCCAGAGCGCGAATGAGATTGTTCGTCAGATTCTTCATGGCGTCTGCGGCGCTCAGGGTCTTATTGCGCAGACCGTCCATGATGTCTATGAGCTGATTGCCTCCGAACTGCACGGCGTTCTGGATGCCCTGAAAGGCGAGCTTGGTCTTGTCCGCGGCGTCGGCCGCCGTCAGCATTCGCTGCGACACGCTGGTGAACGAGTCCGCGTGCCGCTGGTTCAGCTCGATGCCTGCCGCCGTCAGCGCCTCCTGCTGCGTCATGGACGCGCGAAGAACGGCGTAGCTGTCGATCTGCGCCTGAGTGACCTCGCCGCCCTCTCGCTCGATGGCCTGCAGCAGCGACACCTCGGTGCGAAGCTGCTGATGCTCCGCAGCGGTCTTGCCGACCGCCGCCGCGTCCGCGTTGAGCGCCGCTATGTGCCTGTTGATACTGTCCACCTGAGTCTGAAATGGATCAGCCTGACTACCGGCGGCTGGATTGAGAAGTGGCCTCGGCTTGAACGCACCTGGACCACCAGCGTGAGCACCCTTGTTCGGGTCGCCGCCGACCGTGACGTCCGACGCCTCGAACTCTGCTCTCGCCTGCTTCAGCTTGTCGAGCTGCACTCTGAACTCGTCTATCTTCTCGCCGATGGCGATCAGCTTGTCGCGATCTGTCGTGTCGTTGGCGGTGAGATTGAGAAGCTGTCCCAGCTTGGTGTTGAACGCCTGCTGGAACGAGCCCTCCGCACCGACTCCCTTCCCGTCTCCAGTCGCGATCCTCTCCTGAAGAGCCTCCAGATTAGTTATCTGAGTCTCTAGATCCTTGATGTTGGACTCCAGCGCCTTCGGACCCTGCTGCTCCGCAGGCTTGAGAGCGTCGAAGAAGTCCCTGACCGCCGCAGACATCTTGATGATGAGAGGCACTACAGAGGCCAGCGTCGGCACGAGAGCGCCGAGCGAGCTGCTCAGCTCGTCCCCGATGACTCTGGCGAGCAGCGACAGATTGGTTCGCGCCTCCTGAGCGCGCTTGACCGCAGCCTCATCGATGGCCAGTCCCAGCTCCCTCATCCTCTGTCCGGCCGCCGCGATGCCCTGCTCTCCGCCAGCCAGGATCGAGATGAACTGCTCGTTGTCCGTCTTGAAGGCCGTCTGCGCCAGCTGAGCTCTCTTGACCTCGTCGGTCGTCGACCTGAGAGCGTTGGCTATGACGTCCAGCCTCGCGGCCTGCGTGGGAGCCTTCTCGAACGCGTCTACAAAGCCCTTGCCCACGTTGCTCAGCGCCTTGTAGAAGTCCTCCGCAGTATCCTTAGACGCCTTGCTGACCTCGGTGAACTTGTCCAGAGCCTTGTTCAGCTTCTCCTGCGGAACTCTCGCCTCGTCCGCGGCGACCGACAGCGCCTGAAGCAGATTGACCGGCAGACGCAGCTCGTCCGCGCGATCGCCTATCTTGGACAGACCGTCTATCAGAGTACCTATCTTGGTGACTATCGCCGCGATGGCCACGCCGAACCCGGCCAGAAGGGCCACGCCGATGGTGTTGCCCGCGTCCTGAGCCGGACCCTTCGCTGCGTCTGCGAAGTTGCTCATGAACTTGGAGGCGTCGGGGTTCAGCTTGCTAAAGCTGTCCTCGATGCCCTTCACCGCGTTGCCGGCGATGGCAGACGCAGTGTCCATGTCACTCTGAAACTTCGTCAGCTGCGCGGAGAGCGCTACGACTAGAGCTGCTGTCTCGTTTGCCATCTCACTGTATCGTCATGTTGGACTCGTGATAACTCATCACCATGGAGTCGAACTCCTCGTTGCTCGGTGGCTCCACTGATGTATCTCCGCCCTGAGACTTGTTGTAGCCGTCTACGCTGGCGGTCAGCTCCCACAAGGTCAGTTCGTCTGTCTGTCTTGGAGACCACCCGAGGGCTGCTCCGAGACCGTAGACCGCGGAGCGGCGAACTCTTCCGTCGTCGTGGTAGACTGGCGACTTGGAGTCTCCTTGGCCGTCTCCGCCTTCTCTTTTTTTCCGACTTCGTCTCCAGGCACGCCCGTCAGCGCGGCCATGATGACGACTAGTGCGACGTAGACGCTCTCTGTGAGAGGCCTCTCGTCTACGTACCGCTGAACCAGCACCAGAGCCTTGAGAGGCTCTTGACCAGCACCTATCAGTGCCAGACGAATAGTCTCCCTGATGTCGTTCAGCTTCCACTTGCCGTCGCGGATGCGGCTGAAGACCTCTGCTATGCCGCATCCGCACTTGTCCTCGAGCTCCAGTATCTGAGCTACCTTCGCTATGTTGAACTTGTGCGTGCCGTCCGCCCAAGTCAACTCCACTTCTCCGTTCACTGCCATGATCCAAATCTCCGTGGCTAGATGTGGAACTCACGCGGGAACGAACGTGAGTGCGCCGTTGTTCACGAGAGTAATGTCGAGCGTAACCTTCTGCCCGCGAACACCACCGTACTTGAGATCGGTGAGCAGAAATGATCCCAGCCAGTAGCCGAGAGACAACGGCAGAGTAGTCGGAGACACGAGCTGAATGCGAGCACTGCGCTCAGTCGCGCCCATGAACCAGTCCAGCCAAGTGTGAAACGACTCGCAGGCCATCACGCCGGAGCCGGACACCTCGGCCGACAAGGCGTTCACGTCCTTCGCCTCCCACGCGGGCAGAGAAGGATCGAGACAGTCTGGGATCAGCGTAGTGTTGGTAGACGCCGACAGACTGAAGTTCTTGGTGGTCAACCCGCACGGCTCAGAGAAGACGTCCGGGCTCCCGGAGGGTGAGTCACCGCCGATGCCGATCAAGATCAGCAGCTTGGTGCCCGGGATAACGGTCGGTTGTGCCATCTTAGTTTCTCCTTCGGTTAAGCTAGTTGTATCAACGCACGAAAGTTCAGCGCGACGTGACGAGTCAGTCCGTCCGGATCACGCAGATAGTTGACAGTGTTCAGCTCGAACACTATCACAGAGTATCCAGAGACCGTGAGATCCTGGTCATCCAGCGCGGCCACTACTGCCTTGCTGATCTTCTTCACCATCGGTATGCTCTTGTCTCGAGCCCATCCGTCTATGCTGAAGAAGATCTCTGTCCCGTCGATGCAGTCTGCCTTGTCTGGCAGAACCTGACTGTCACCTATGGAGATGTATGGAAAGGTAGGGCCGGGGGGAACCTCGTCGTACACCCGAGCAGGGTCTCCGACGACGGCCTTGACGCCAGCGTTGGCCTTCAGCTTGGTGACTATCGCGGCCTGCAGCTCTAGTGATGGATCGCTCATGCTGAGTACTTCTTGATGTTGAGCGCTACCTTGGCCTTCATCTCTTCCTTGATCTGCCTCTTCATCCTGTTGTAGGTCGGAAAGAAGAAGGGCTGCGCTGGCATGTTCACGGTGCCGAACTCGTCTGCTCTGGCGTAGTCGTAGGGCTTCGAGGAGACTGACGGTCTAACTGTCTCGTGGCCACCGGCGACTATCCGCACGGTCGTGTCCTTCTTACCCGGCACCGTCTTGACGGTGGTTCGCAGAGTACCCTCGTGCACCGGAGCAGCGGCCGCGATAGCCTGTCTCAGCTTCTCGGCCTGCTTGTTCAGTTCATCCACTGCGAGATCGTGCAGCTCCTTAGGGAGCTGTCTGGTCAGCAGCTGATCCAGCTTTCTGACTGAGTCGTTCACACCGCTACTCCCTTCTCGCAGAGCATCTCGTACATGAACCCGTGACGTACTCGCCCGCCGTCCGGATCTACTATGGAGCGAATGTTATAGGTGTCGCCTGTCTCCTCGTTCTTGACGATCCACTCGGTAGTGACCAGTGAAGTCATGGAGGACTGCCTGACGGTGATGTTCACGTAGTTCGTGCCAGTCAGCCGACTGGCGAGTATCTGCTCGCCTCCCAGCTTGGGCGATATGTTGC